GGGAGAGAGTGGCGGTGGAATCCCTATCTAAAAAAAGTCCCGCCCTCTTCTGCTTAACCATGTCCATCTCTTCGGGCAGTCTATCTTGGCGTGAGAAGTTGCATCGCTTACACGCAGCTACAAGGTTATCGGGATCATCTGATCCGCCTCTAGCTACTGGGATCACGTGGTCGCAAGTGTTAGCTTCACTTCCGCACCAGAAGCAGATCCAGCCATCACGATTTAAGATCCTAAGTCTGAGCTTCTTCCACTGTGTGGAGTTGCTCTTACGCTGAGAGTGTAAAGTCATTAATAGAAGTTCCTCTCTTGATGGAATGCCCACGCCTTACAGTTACTCTTATAACGATTCGTTATGTATTTAAGAGTAGCGTCTATCTGGCGATAAGGATCTAAGTCTCTGTAATGCTGCGAGCGCATTTGTCCTAATCCGTAATGGCTTCCGTTCTTAGCTGTGTAAGACCATCTGGATTCTTTAGTAATTATCCTGTTAAAGCACTGGAACTCTTTATAGTCGAGAATCCTAGAATGTGCATAAAGCTTTAAGTGATCTATCGAATAATTAGCTGAATTAGCTACTGGAATGCTTGTTATTGAAAGCGTTGCCGTTAAGGCAATAGCCGCCCCTAAACCTCTCTTGCGCTCTAGCGAGCTATCCGCCACAGCGGCTCGCTTCAAGCGAAGAGATGGTAGCGCGCCTGTCAAATACCGCGCAAGTCTGAGCGTGTTCTTGGGCGTGTTCAACAGGCTGTGGATTAAGTCTGTGGATAACTTCATGGCTTGAACCAGCCTTCTGGAAAGTCAAAAGCAGCACAGTAGGAGCAATTAGTCGAAAAGATTGGAGTATCTCCAGCCATCTTCGGAACGTACCCGCCACAATAACCGAAGCGATGTCTAAGTTTCTGAATCATGGCTTACCGCCCCAGCCATTACCACGAAAGACGATCCCGCCTAACGAGTAAACGCGCTTCATGGGAACAGTGCAGCTCTCACAGTAAGGATCTCTGGCCAGTGTGTCCTCGATGGATCGCTGGACTTCTATCTGCTTAGAGCAGACTTCGCACCTGTACTCATAGGTCGCCATTAGCTTCTCCAATTAGTGCCACCGTCATAGTGGAGCAGACGCAACACTGGATCGTCTTTACATTCTCTGGAAGATTATCCGTAATTACACGAATTAACTGTTCTGTGTCCTTCTTGCAGACTCGGCACTTAAAGCGCAGCTTGTCCATAGTTACTCCCTTTAAGATTCTCGATCGGCTGTAGATTCTGTTGCGTAACCCACCAAGTCGGCTGCTTAGCGTGTTTGTATCGTGGACGTTTGGCCATGGCTACAGGTATCCAGCCCGCTAACCTGTAATTTGGCGATGTACCTACGACCAGAATCGCCACGTCTGTAACTCGATCATTTTCGTAGACGATTAGCTGGCCGTTTTCATAGCGTGTCCATCGAACTTCGATGTTAGAGCCTACGTCTGCCGTTTCCTTGAAGCGTGAGTCCCGAGGATTGAAGTCGACATAACCCAAGTAACGAGCTACTAAGATCTCGGCCACTATCGACTCGGCTACTTGGGCGACGTAATCATGAAAGCCCAGAGAACGGTCGTAGCGGCTCGAATGATCTGGCTGGCCGTAGATCTGAGCAATACGTTCCAGAGCAACAGTGTGCGCTAGGACTTTATCCTCGATCGTAGGCTTTACCTTCATCGGCAGACACCGCAGAGCCAGACTAACTTCTCTCCCGCTTGTCCCTTGGTATAACCGAACGCGTCTAGCTTTACGATCTTTGTGCAGCCATCGCACTGTTCTAGTTTGTATTCGGCTATAACTTCGCCATCTTGAAGAAGCTTTCCTATCATCGTCTGCGGATTAAGTAGCTCGATGTAGCTGCTCATCTTTAGACCTGTGGCTTCCATTTGCCATCACTGGCTAGGACGTACCAAGCGGGAGCGCACTGCGTCGCCTTAGTGCGTTCTGTGCAGAAGTAGCCGCCCCAATTCTTAGGCGCGCCTTCGTGGGCTTGCTTCCAGATTCGATGGCCATGGCTGCACTGTGGAGCTTCTGCGACTAGCTCTCCGCCAAGCTGCTTCTTGATCTCGTCCATAGAAGACCCAAGGCTGGGAATGCCGCTCTGCTCTGCTTCTTCGGCTGTCTTATAACTAGGTACTTCGCCGAACTTAACAGTCCAAGGATCTACGTCGTCGGCTGTGGAGTTAGCCACCTTCGCGCTCATAATCTCGACCTTTTCCATGTCCTGCCGAGTTGGACGCTTATCTGCTCCGAGTAATAACCCGATGGCTCGGCCTATTGCGCTCGTGACTGTATCTTCTACGAAGAACTTCTTCATCTGTACGTTATAGGTCGCTACGTTGCCGAATGCGTAATCTGTGGCGGACGGATTGAGATCCTCGTACTCGCGAAAGATCTGGGCTTGGATAAGGACGTAACCCTTCTCGGCGTTGAAGTCCACGATGTTCGTCTGGACTCTGGCTGTAGGGTGTGTAGCCCATAGACGGGCAATTCTGGCGGCAACGTCCTCGTAATTATCTAGGAAGCTCATTACTTCACTTCCTTAGTCTCTGTGTATGTTCCACGTTCTAAAGCCACTTTTACTCCATGACGTGAAACTGCGCGTCCTCGCTTAAAGCCTTCGCGCTGTCCTTCTCTGTAACCGACTGAGTAGCTCATAGCAGCCCATAAGATCGCAGCTATAGACATAGCCACGACGATTCCTAACTCGTTCATAATTGCTCCCGATACTGGGAGCGACGTTCGCGCTCCCTACGTAAAGAGTGAAGCAAGAACGCGCTTAGGTCAAGATTCCCGCGTGGCTGTCGGCGTGTCGATTGGTGTTTTCGGCTTGGACTTTAGTCCGTTGCCAGCTAAGACTCCGCCTAGAGATCCAGTTAAGAAGATCGCTAAAGTCTTTAAGAGATCGATAAAAGCTGCGTCGTTCGGAGCTTGATTACCGATCGGCTGAGTAACGAAGATAAGCGCGTAGGTAATTCCAAGAGTGACGATCAAGAAGACGAACGCTAGCGTCGTTCCGATTATTAGAATTAGCTGGGCGTGGACTTCTTCTGGACTACGGCGTCGATGGTGACTCATGCGATACATCTCCAAGGACGTCTTTAGTGCACGTTCCAGTAGGGACACACTTTGGCGGCTGACATTCTGGCTTTTCCCAGTTATCGTATTCTTGGCATTCATAACGAATCCAACCCTGATAACCACACGCGGACAGGCCTAACGAAAGGACTAAAGCTAGGCCCGCCGCGAGTGATTTCCGAGTCACTTCCCCGTAGACCCGAAAGCTGTGTCTTTAGGATTAAGCCAGCGTAGAACTACAGGCAGAACGGCGGCAAGGCCCGCCATACCGATCGCCTTGGGATCTGTGACTCCAGCTAAGTAAACCGCAATAGACGCAGCTAAGAAGCTACGCGCCCAGCTTGCGAGTAACGCTTTTAAGCTTTCCATCTTTCTTCTCCTTAATCTTCGGCTTCGTTGCCGATTGAGTCGGTACTTCGACGACTGGATAATCGCCAGCGTAAGCCACGAACTTAGGACGTCCGAAGCCTACGACTTCTTTACCGCTCCCGAATGCGCGCTCTTTAATCATGACCATTCCGCCGTTACGTTGATCCCCAGTTCCCGAAGTGTTTCCCTCGATGGTCATTACACTTTTCGGCTTTACTCCGACGACAATTCCGATGTGGCTAATACGGTCGACTCCATCATGCGGAAAATCCATGAACGCTAGATCGCCGATCTTTGGCTCTGACTCTACCCAGCGACTTACCTCTTTAAGCTTATGCGCTCCCGCAGCTGTTGACACCATCGACGGGAGTTTTACGCCCGCTGTGTGGAAACACCAATTTACGAAAGATCCGCACCAAGGTAAGCCGTCAGCCTTAGTAAACTTTCCGTATTTTGTAAGGTTATCGCCTTCTTCTACAGTTCCGACTTCTCGAAGAGCTACTTCTACGACTGCCGCAGCTGTTCCTATTGGATAGGTCATGAGAATAAAGCCGCGACTTCTTCTTCGGTTAAACCTAACTTAGTAAACACCGCTGTCTTTTCTGCCAATTTTTTAGCTTGCTCGGCTGCTAACGCTTCCGCTTTTGCCTCTTCTGCTGCGACTTCTGCCAGTTGCTCGGGCGTGTAATCTCTAACTATTTCCTGACCTGTGGAAAGGTCAATTATCTTTTCTTGAAGCATTTTAATTCCTTCCATAAACGAAGATAGTTCCTGCGTTGAATGTTCCACTACCTAAAATTATCGAAACGGACGTAATAGCCGCAGCTGCGTCAAAATAACCGCCGCCCGAATGTGACCATTGACCGCTGCCCGAACCCGGGTCATTTGCACCGCTAAACCATAAAGGTTTTACGCCTGTAGATTTACAGCCTTGTACCATAAGAAAGCCGCGACTTGGACGACTTGCGCTGTTTGCTGTATAGGCAAGTGGAATTGCTCCTGAATTGCTTTCCTGCACTTGATCAAAGTTGCTTGCTGCATAACTTGACGCACCGATAATTCGTAAACCCGCCGCGTAATGATTAGTGGCTGTGGAATTAAAACGGTAAGTCATGTTTACGTTTGTGCCAGCCGTTGCCGCACCTGTCACATAAACTAATAAATCGTTTGATGTAATGCCTGAGACTGTAACTGTGCCTGATCCAGATAACGCCGTTCCACCTGCGTTTAATAATGTGTAGCCGCTTGTTCCGCCAGCTGCCGCCCATGATGGTAAGCCAGCTGCAACAGTTAGAACCTGTCCAGTCGATCCAATACCTAACCGAGCTGGAGTAGTTCCACTTGAAGAGTAAATCGTGTCGCCTGTAGTTGTCAGTGGGTTAGTCATACCGCTGTTATCTGTTGCCCATTCTAAGCCCGTAGCTGTAGCCGAATTAGCTTTTAAGACTTGACCGTCTGTTCCCACCGCTAAGCGCGCTGGAGTATTGTCTCCAGTAGCCGCAATTAGATCGCCCTTAGCGTCTACGATCGCGTTCTGAATAGCATTCGAGTCGTCCTGAGCAACCCAGACGAAGTCCATGTCTGTAGCGGAGTTTTTCGCTAAAACTTGTCCAGAACTTCCACCTTTAAGATCTACTAAAGAAGCGTCTATAGCGTCGCCGAGCGTCTCGATCGCTGTCGCTCCATCTTTTACCAAGTCGGTCGAAGTGGGAACACTCCAGCCGAAGTTAGGCGTCGTCGTTGCCATGTTTTCTCCTTTATGCGACTACTGTCGCGTTTATCCATTGTAGTGTAGGGCTTACTGTGTTCCATGTTTCGGAAGCTGGCACGTCGTTCCAGCGGAACGCGTCGAGCGAATAGGCGATAGGCGTAACGTATAAGGCCACGTCTAGAGAGTTATAACCAGCCGAGAACGCCCAGCCCTCGACGAAGCCTTGATAATTTAGACCCATGTTAAGCGGTAAGTCTGAGATGTTTACAGGCATTCCCATAAACACCTTTATAAGAGCATCTCTGTCGCCGTCTGTTATGTTTGAGTTAACTAGCTGAAAGTTAATCGAGTTAAAGTTCGCCCTAGGGTAAGCGCGAAGAGCTAGGTAAAAAGCTGCTTGACTCGTAGCGTCTGCGACGTGTTCTAAAGATGTAGAAATGTTCTGAGCCAGCGATCCATAAATGGCAATAGAATCGGGATCGCTGTCGCTTACTTCTTGACCGTTTTTATAAGTAATGCTAATCGAGTTTCTGACATCGCCTGATCTTACGGCCGTCTGAAGTCCAGAAGATAAAGCGTCCGCAGCTGATAAATCGACGTAACCATTCGCCGCTAGATACTGGCTTCGATGAGTGGAATCTGCGTAACCGATTCGGCCTTGACTATCTTCGTAAATGTAACCAAGTCCAGAAGTGGCTAAAGCTGCGACTAAAGAATAAGCGTCTGTAACGCTTGAAGATCTAGCAGTTAATTCGTAATTGCCGGGGCGATCGATCTCACCGACTCCGCTATTTTGTGCGTTAGCCCATGTCGTAGTCGGGTCATAAGCTGCCCAAGTAAGCGCGGCGGGAACTTCATTCCATGCGCCGTAAAGAATGTTATCGAGAACGTCGAAGATTTGATCTCCGTCGAACTCTTTGACAAGGACGCCATCTATTAAAACTTTAGGAAGACGAGATAAAGCTCCGAGAGCTGTAAGCGTTACGGTCTGGCTCATTCCATTATTGCCAGCGGAAGAGACCGCCAAGATAATGTCGGTAATACTTCCGCCGAAGATAGCCACTGGCGTCGATGTTGAATCTTCGACGAAAATCGTAATAGATGAATTAATTTCCGCGACGACTGGAGATCCGTCTAAGTTGATAAGCGAGACATTACAGTAGCCCGCAACAGCTTGCTCATAAATGTCTGTTCGCCCAGATTGAATCGCAAGATTAGCTAGAGTTACGCTTCTATACTCCACGCCATCGATGAGAACCGACCAGACTGGCGTCCATTGGCTCATGGGTTAAAAGCCAGTCTATTAGCTCCTAAAGTCCCTCTCGCATTTGAGCGATTAAGTAAATCGACGATCGTTCTAGCTGTACCTTCTGAATCGATCGCGCCGTTTACCGTAATGTTGTAGACATTACCGCTAGCACCGCCTAAACGATTATTCGGAACGATCATTCCGTTCGTGTTAGGTAAGAATAGCTCTGGGCCGCGCTCGCCTACGACGTAAGATTTATTAGAAGACACTGCTCCACCCGAAGCTTTACCACCGCCGAAGACTCGATCGATGACTCCGCTAATACCCTTTACGAGAGGATTATTTTTAACCAAGTTTATAATGGCTTTAATTCCATCTACGACATCGGTAATAAATCCTACTAATTTAGAAAATCCTGTAATTAATCCAGTGACCAGTCCGCCTACTACTTTAAGAGCTGCGCCTAGAACAGTTCCTAAAGCTGGCCCTAGTTTCTCTGCGATAAAAGTAGCTACCGCCTTAAACAACGAAAATAATGGCTTTAAGTTTGTTTGATTGTCTTTAATTGATGTGGAGATCGATTTCCACGCTGTTAAAAAGCCATCGATTACTGGCTGAACAGTTGCGATAATTCCAGGAATTACGGTATTTACTAAGAAGCTCCACCATGCTTGAATAATTGGAAGTAAATCTTCCTTAAAGATTTTTACTAAGTTTGTAAATGTCGGGCCAAGCTTTTCACCGATGTCTGTCGACAGAGTCGAGATTAATGGGACAACCTTATCGACGAATAAAGTTACCATGGGAGTAATAGCGTCTAGGACGAAAGATCCTACCGTCTCTTTACCTTCATCGAATGCGACTTTAAGACGATCCATCTTGCCCGCGAATGTGTCCGCTTGAATTGTGGCTTGATCCTTAAATGTTGCGCCAAGTTTCGCCGTAACTTCATCAAAGCTCATCGTCTTTAATTCGGCGGCGCTAATACCCACGCCCAAGCGACCGAGAGAAGCTGTGTTACCTTCGTAAGCTTTACCTAACGCTTGGGAGACAGCGTCCAGAGATTTACCGCTGCCCGCTGCGATGTCGATAGCTAAAGCTTGAAGCTTCTGGGCTTCTTCAACGTCTTTAGTAGAACGAACCAATCGATCTAAGGACGGACGAAGTTCGTCGTCCGTTAGTCCTGTAAGAAGAGAAGTCTTTAAGATCTGGGCTTCGACAGCGGCGATCTGCGCGTCTGTTGCTCCTGTAGTGTTTTTTAACGAAGTGGCTAATCGGATCTGAGCCTGTTCGTCTTCTATTGCAGCTTTAACTCCATCGACTAAAAGCTTTCCAGCATAAGCGGCAGCGGCAGCTCCAGCTATGGCGAAAGCTGCGCCCGCCTTCTTTCCGAAATCTGCGACTTTAGATCCAAAGCCTTCTACTTCATCGGTTGCGCCTTTGACACCCTTTTTTAATTCGTCAAAGTCTGCGTCGAAAGTTATCTTTACTTTTGGAATGCCAGCCATTACTCCAGACCCTTACTCTTAATTATTGCCTGAACTATGTCGATGTATTCTTTCGCGACGATAGGCGTGTAATAGTCGACCGCTGGATTTATCCAGTAGCCCTTTTTATTCTGTGGAGCCTTAAATCTGTCTGTGTACGCGCGACCTAACGAATCCGTTCCGCGACTGCTTCCGTACTCTGTTCCCCAGAGAAGCGCGCCCGCTGGAGCTGCGCCCTGTCGGACTTTGTTACCTTTACCGCTCTTAGAAGCTTCTCCGCCGTATTTACGACCGACCTTTTTAGGGCCACCAATGTCGACGCGAATAAGACGATCTCTTTTAGCGACGATCGTCTGGGCTACGAGCTTAGTCTGTGGAGCTGGCGCACTCTGCGAGAACTGTAATAACTGGCCAGCCAGACGCTTCGATAGTGGAAGAGCGGCGTCACGAACTGCATTTTGTGAATCTTTATCGAGAAGATTAAGAGTCTGGATTAAGTTTCTAAGCGCGAGTGGCTCGACTTCTATAGCGAAGACGCCTTTCTTATTTGCCATTCCGTTTCTCCAGAATCTCTATAGCTGTGAGGATCTGCTCCGCTGTCTGCCACTCGCTCATCGGGATCTGAGTCGCGATGGCTAATTCGACGATAAGCCGATTTAAGCTTCCAGCGGGATAACTTTTGGGTTTGCGCTACTCGCTCGAACTTCCGCTACCGTTTCGATCCAGACCTCGTAAGGCTTGACTGGAGTTCCCGCTGCTTCTCGCTTCATGGCGTTATAGCCTAAGAAGAGAAGATCGTTCACTCCGATAGATTCGGCTTGCTGGATAGTCTTACCAGTTTTACTCTCCCACTTCGACCACTCGGGAGAAGCCGCCACGAATGTAGCGACCTCTCCTGAGAAGTATTCGACATCGATGTTTAGTTTCATGTTCGCTCCCGATTCTTAATTCTTAACTAAATGTCTCTGTAGGTGTTCCCACGACTGTAAAGCTCATGCTAACAGTCTGAGCGTCTGGCGACGCGCCGCCCACGCTTGGGAATACTGGAAGAACGTTGAACGCGAAGACTGCGCCTGTTACAGCTGTTAGCGATACTGCTAAAGCTGTGTTCGGAGCTGATTCTGCCGCTGTCCATAGAGCTTCGCAGAGTGAATCCGCTGCGCCCCAGTCTGCAAGCATTTCGACGTCGAACGTCCATTGTGAATCGATCGACTTGTAAGCCTTCGAGTAAAGTGTGTTATAGGTTTCGATAGTGACGTCGGCTGAAAGCGTTGCGCTTGTCGCCTGTTCGTCGTAGTTCTTAGTCGCGATCGTCATAGCGAGATCGCGTCCAGTAATGACGGTCGTGGCCATTGTTTCTCCTTAGTTAGTTTGAGTGTAATAAGTGGCCAGCTGAATCTCACCCGCGAGAATCTCTGACGCGCCTATGTTTAACGGAATCGGATTCGATACGTCTCCGACTTCATACCCTGACGGAATAGCCGCCAGAATGCTAATTACGAGCTTCTCCCAGTTATCGAGTGCGCTCTGATTGTCGTACATCGCGACGCCTACAGTCATAACTAAATTAACCTTTAGCTTTACGTTGCCTTTACCCAAGAAGCTCGGCTGTAGGTAAGGTACGTTCGGAACGATTGCAGCGAACGGAACGATCGGAGCTTCTGGGACTGAATCGTAAGTGTTAGCCGCTACTCCTTGGATCGCTGTTTTTAATGGAGTGCGGACGCTAGTTAAAATCGAGCTGGCTGGCATTATCCGACCATCGTGTCGACGTCGATGTAATTGCCAAGAAGTCCAATTACGCGATTTAGTAAGCTGCGTCCCATTCTGTACGGAGTAGAAGCGAAATCGATTCCCTCGATCTGTCCGCCCGCAGCTGTGCGAGATTGGAAGACTTCGATCGATACCGCGTAGATCGCGGACTCGATGGAAGCGTTACCGACGTAAAGAGTGGCAGCTGAATAGCCGCTAAGAGTTGCTGTTCCGTTCGGAATGATCTGGCGACGAGTTACGTCTGCGCTCGTAAGAGCTGCGGAGAACGAACTGTCTGTAACTTCTGTAACTGTGTGAGTAGCTGTGAATGGAGCTGGAAGTCCAGTTACGACGATCGACTGTTCTACGACGAAAGTGTGAACGCGTCGAGTGTAGAACGTGGCGACGTTAGTTTCTAATTTGTATTCGACGATAGCCGTCGAGTTCTGAATAAGAAGCGGCAAGATCGCCTGTTCTGCCGTGTCGATGATGTCGTTTAAATAATTGTCATCGTAGAGAGAAGAGCTAACGCCTAGGACGGATCGCAGCTGTGACGCTGTAATAATTGCTGGCATTAGCTCTTCCCTTCTACTGCTCGACTAGCTCGGGAGCGAACTAGCCGATGATTGATGTGTTCGGATTACGCCTTGTTATTTTTGAATGCGCCAGCTGCGATCTTTGTAGCTAGTGCGCCGTAACCGTAGTAACCGACTGTAATCTGGCCAGAAGCAATTACGTCCGCGCGAAGACGGAAAGTAGGTCCCTCGTACCAAGTGTAAGCGTCTGGGTTAACGACTAGAAGAGTTCCATCTCCATCGCCCGCGTTAGTTGGATCTACGAATAGATCCAAGCCCGCAACGTTTCCGACGAGTGAATCTGGACGAACTACGCCGCCAGCGTTGCTTGGCTGTGAAGCGTTATAGATCGGACGACCTGAGTCGTTAAGAGTCATTAGGTTAGCCCATTGACCAGTTGACGCGATAAGTGACTTCGCGAATGGACGTGGAAGTCCAGCTGTTGCTCCGTAAACTGAAGCAGCTCCGCGAGAGATAACTCCAAGTAGCTCGGCAGCTGTTGGATAAGTTGCAACAGTAGTTCCGTCAAGTGTTGCGCCTGAGATTAGTAGGCCATTGACGTAAGCATTCTCGGCCTTAGCCTTGGCAGCGGACATATTTCTGATGAGCTCATCAAAGAACGCTGGAGATGTGCGATCGAGAAGCTCGACTGAGAATGTTTGCTGTCCCGCGAACTTCTTCACGTCTACAGTGATGAAAGCTGAGTTCTGATCTGTGTCTGATGGAGTTCCCTCTTCGGCTGTAACTGCCACTGTAGGAGCTTGCGTGATCTTAGGGATCTCGAAAGTCATGCCCGCGTCTGGAAGTGTTCCGCGAGAGATCGCGTCGATAGATGGGCGGATAGTAGTTGAAAGTCCGTTTACTACTTCGGCCATTTGGCGAGTAGGTACTAGACCCGCGTTGTCTGTAGTGTTATCGGCTGCGAGAACGTACTGGCGAGCTTGATCGTCGCCCATCGCTGCGCGAATTGTGTTTTCGACATACTTAGCAGCTGTGAACTCTAAGCGTGGCTTGGTAAATGATCCGCCTACGATTGGCTTCGCTGCGGCTGTTGTTGACTGAGCAGCTTCGACCGTCTCGACGGTTTCCGCGTTTGTGACGGTGTTGTCCACTTCG